GAGGCAAGACAAATAGCTTTTAGAGTAGAGTCAGATGACGACAATAATACAGCTAATAGAAATGGAGTTGGTTGGCGCTTGGGTGCAACTCGTTTAGAGCTAAAACCAAATGGTAGAAGATAATGGCTAAGTTGTTAGAAACACGTTTACCTGTCGCCATTAGTGAAGTAGATCCAGGTATATATAATCGTTTAGTGCGTATTTTAGAAGTGAACCTAGGGCGTTTTGATCCTACAGCAACTCCTCAATATAACGATAGCACTTTAGACGAAACCATACACAATGCTGGAGATGTAGTTTGGAATACCAGTAAACAAGTATTACAAGTATATATTGGAGGAAAATGGCAAGATATATCAACAAGAACAGAGGTAGGAGTAGAAGCGACAGGAAATGTTGGTTCTTTGAGTGTTATAACCAATGGAGCAATAACGGTATCACTATGATGGATAGAGAAAAGTTAATAGACGAATTAATCATGGACGAAGGACTTAAAACTGAGGTCTATCACGATCATTTAGGCTATGCCACTTTAGGTGTTGGTCACTTAATTGTTGAAGGAGATGAAGAGTTTGGACTACCAGTTGGTACCCCTGTATCAGAAGATAAAGTAAAAGAGTATCTGAATAAAGACATAGATATAGTTTGTTCTGAATTAGATAGAAATATGTCTTGGTGGCGTAATTTAGATGATGAGCGTCAAAGGGTAATGGCCAATATGTGTTTTAACTTAGGTTATCCAAGACTTAGTAAGTTTGTAAAGTTTCTAGCAGCTATGCAAGAGGAGGATTGGAGTAAAGCAGGAGAAGAAATGCTAGATAGTAAATGGGCCACACAAGTAGGAAATCGAGCCCAAAGACTTAAAGATAAGGTGGTTAACGCATGAAAAGAGTCAGGAAAATAAGACAAAAGCCCATGAAAAATGGTAAAGTATCAAATTATAAAAAGAATCTTAGGAGACCATAATGAAGTTCGGAATGATTAAGAATTTAGTTGGTGCGGTAGCTCCTACATTGGGTTCTGCGTTAGGCGGACCAATGGGAGGTGCAGCAGCGAATATGATAGCCGAAGTGCTTGGCTGTTCGCCAGAACCAAAAAAGATTCAACAGGCTATGCAACAAGCCACACCTGAGCAATTAGCGGAAATAAAGAAAGTAGAAGCCGACTTTGAAATAAAGATGAAGGAGCTTGATCTAGACATATATGCACTAGAAACAGCAGACAAACAAGATGCCAGAACTAGGTTTAGTAAAGACTGGACCACTAGAATTATGGGTATCGCTACATTGGGAGGATTTTTAGGATATATATTCTTAGTCACTCTTCAGCCACCAGAACAAAATAGCGAAGCTTTAATTAATCTTGTTCTTGGTTATTTAGGTGGACTAGCCTCTGCGGTTATTTCCTTTTATTTTGGTGCATCGCATGGCGGAGATAAGAAAGAAAAGTAGGAGATAGTAATGGCAGAAAGTAATTGGTGGGAAGAATGGGAAGTACCTAATTTTGATGATTGGGGGTACGACGCAGGTTCGGACCAAGATGATCCTTATGGTCTTACTGCTGGACTAGGCTCTTTGATGGAAGATGAGTCTTGGATGTCTAACCTATTTGACCCATCAGATTGGAGCTACGATCAAAGTTTTGATCCTGGAGACGATTCTTGGATGTCTGATCTATTTGATAGTTGGAGCTACGACACAGGTTCGGATCAAGGTGATCCTTATGGAATTCTAAGCTCTCTAGGTCAACCAGCAGAAGATAAAGGAATGTTTGGGTTAGGAATAGGGCCAAGGCTTAAGGACTTTTTCTTAGGTAGCGACAGTGGCGACAGTGGCGACAGTGGTGATAGTGCAAATAAATGGGGTGGGTTTTTAGGTTCATTATTAGGAAGCCCTGGTACTGCGGGAGCAGGAGGCACTGGTCTTCTGGGTGGAATAGGAGGACTTTTAGGAGGAGTTGGAGAATCTCCACTTGGACAACTACTTTTACTCAGATATCTAAACGATAAGCATAAGAAGGCCGAATACGTACCTATAGGGCAACAGGCATTTGCTCAGGGAAATGCAGCTTCAGAGAATGTACCAGACTATAGAATTTTTAACCTACAACCAGCTTTAATGCCTGGTGTAGGGTATGCTAATCAGGCTCCTCCTGGAATGAAACATGGAGGAATAGCTAGTTTATCAAGTGAAGGACCAGGAGATATTACTTTAGCAAAACTAGAGCCAGGCGAATTTGTAATGACAAGAAAAGCTACCCAGAATATCGGAGCACAGAATTTATATAAACTAATGAAAGAAGCAGAGAGGATGTCATAATGGAAATGCAACAATCATATAATCTCGGTCGCAATGCCCCAGCATCAACCGAAACGACTTGGGAACAGCCTTGGGCTGAGGCTATGAGGCGTGGATTCTTAGAATCTGCCTTTGGTCTAGCAGGCACTCCAATGCCTATTCCAGTAAAACAGTATGCTGGTTTTGACCCTTATGAAATGAGAGCCAGAGAATTAGCAGGAGGCCTTGGTGGGTTTACTCCTTACATTCAACAAGGTGGTCAAATGATGCAACAGGGAGCGGGTTACTACACTCCACAAGGAATACAACAATTCTATAATCCGTTTGAGCAAGACGTAGTACAACAAACTATGCAAGATATGCAAGAACGGAATGCTCAAAGCAGTATGCAAAATAGAGCAAATCAGGTTAGTCAAGGAGCTTTTGGCGGATCCCGTGGAAGGTTAATGGAACAAGAAAGAGAAAGAGCTTTTGGACGTGGCATGATGGAAGGTATTGGTGGACTACGTTCTCAAGGCTTTGGACAAGCTATGCAAGGAGCACAAACCGCAGCAGGTGGCCTAGGACAAATGGGAGGAATGTTTGGGCAACTTGGAATGACAGGCCAGCAAGGTTTGATGAATCAAGTAAATGCCTTTAATCAAATGGGACAAATGGGCCGAGACATACAGAATCAAATGTATGGTGCTCAGTATGATGCTGCTCGACAAATGGCACAGGAACCATGGCAACGTATGGCGGGATTACAAAGCATGCTTGGCATGTTACCTAGAACGTATTCGCGAACTAGCTTTAACCCTACTCCAAGTGATTTTAATCCTATGAAAGCTTTAGCAAGTATTTTTGGAGCCCAGCTCCCAGGATGGATGTAATGAACTGGAAAACAAGGCAAATGTTCTCCGACCGTGAACACGGAATCGTGTCTGGTCTATCTCCTATAAATATGCGAGGCGGAGGACCTGTACCTTTACCAGGGTATCAAGACGGAGGTGTGCTACCTCAACTTTCTAATAATTATCATACTCACCCTGAGTTACATAGCCATGGCTCACAACAACGGGTCCCTGGATCCTCCTTTAGATTCCCAGAGGACATTCAATTATTTAGTCAAGAAGGTATGCGAGGCGGAGGACCTGTACCTTTACCAGAGTATCAAGAGGGAGGACCTGTACCTTCGTCTATCAATGACCAAGTTGCTGCATTAGCGGCTAAAATGGGTATTAGTCCTGTAGAAGCACGTGGCATGATTTTAAGAGGAATGGTTGAGAAAAGAGGTGGAACACTTTCTGATGACATAATTAACCAATTTGCACAGGGCACAATAACACTACATGAAGCTTTAGCACAAATAAATCAAGCACCTGTACCGAAAATGCAAACAGGTGGGATTGTTCCATTAGATTTATTTGAAGAAGGAGATCAAGATATTAATCAAGCCTTAAATATGATGTCAGGTGCAGTAAATCCTCCAGGAGCAGTGGTCGAAGAAACAGAAACCATTTCTATTAAAGAAGAACCTTCCCCAATGGAAGAAGCTAGTGATTTCCAGTCAGAGATGATGATGTTGAAGAGTGCATTTTTAGATGATATTAGGTTCTATGTTTCTAGCTCAGGGACCAAGGACTTGGGAGAATATTTGAAAAAAATGAATATTGCCTACGCAAGTGAACTTAAACTGCTAAAAGAAAAGCATGGTGTAGAAGAAAGTCGCCCAGAAGAACAATTACTTACGGATGAATTTTTACAAGAAATAATGGCAATGACCAATCCAGATAGCGTATCGGAAATACCTGGCTTTGAGTATGGAGGACTGGTTACAATTACTGACCCTGAGTTACAACTGATAGGTTGGTCAAGAGAGAAATGGGATGAACTAACTCCCGAACAAAAGAAAATATTAAAAAGCCAGTTACTTCTTCAAAGCATAAGGAACAGTCAAAAAGCCCCAGAAGTATCAACTGAACGTTTAGATAATCTTCTTAAGAGAAGAGAGAAGTTAGCTAAGGAGATAGGAGAAGCAGCGAGTGGTAGTTATTCCTCTTATCTTCCTAGAGCATTACATTATGGAGCAGCTAAGAGAGCAGGAAAACTAGCAGAAGCAAAAGCCATGGATAAAGTTCTAGCAGACCAAATAGCTACAGAAAGAGCTTTACTATCAAGCGGTAGTAGCAGAGCGGGTCAGGCACTAGATTTCACAGCAGACTTTCGAAATAGATTTGCTGGACTAAGTGGAGATGATGAATTTGTAGATCCAATAAAGATGTGGACAGCACGAGAGAAGGTAAACGCAGGCAGATTCGACGAAAACCTTATTAAATATCCTATGTACCAGAGTGTATATGATATGGTGACAGCGGAACTGGTGCCACCTCTACCTGCATATAGTGGGAAAAAGAAGACAAAGCAGCTTCTAGAAAACGGGAAAGAAGTGGAAGTTACAGTTGATTTTGTCAAGTTTTTTAACATAAAGAGAAAAGACAAAGAATACGAAAACTTACTACCAGATGAATTAGCTAAAAAAATAAAAGAGGACTGGGACAAGGCGGAGGCGGGCTAGTTCCTTAATAAAATGTTATGTCAATTTCCGAAGAAGAACTACGCAGAATATTGGGAGAAGATGCGTGGCAACTAGATGAGCAATTAGATACATCTCCACCTATTACAGAAGAACCAGTAGAAGAACCAGTAGAAGAACCAGTAGAAGAAGATTGGGAATGGCATGCGCCTTTACAATACTCTCTTGACCAGCCCCTAGAAAATATGGGACGTTCATTAGAAATAATGGGCGCAAAAGATGTAGGTAAATGGTTAAGAGACATCACAACTTATCCAGAAAACTATGAAGAAGCAACTGCAAAGTTTATGGACAGACAAGATGGTTCCTTCCAATGGAGCTATTTAGCTAGATCTTTATTAGAACAAGCTGGCCAGTTAGCAGGCTCTTTAGCAACTAGAGCTGGGGGAGCGGCAGTGGGTGCTGCAGTAGCTGGACCAGTGGGAGCGATATATGGAGGATTAGCGGGTCCCGCTTTATTTGAGTTTATACAAGTTGTTGGTCCAATTGCACAGGAAAGAGCTGGAGGACCAGGAAACGAAATAAGTGCAGAAGATTGGGCAATCGCAACTACTACTGCAGCAGCTATGGGAGCACTTAATGCTATTGGTGTTAAAAAGCTAGGAGATGTTATTGACGCCCCAGCTAACGTTGGCGCACAGATTTTAAACAAAACTTTTAGGACAGCCGTTGCTGGTGGTAGAGAAGGCATTACAGAGGGTACGCAGTCCATTTTAGAGCAAACTGGTTCTACTATACTCACAGAGGAGGGAGTTCAAGTAGATCCTATGCAAGCGGTAGGAGAAGGAATAATAGGCTTTGGTGTTGCTGCCCCAGTTCAAGCAACAGCAGAAACATATGCTGGTATCAACCAGGAAGCAATTATAGACGAACAAGACGAGCAAATTGCAGAGGAAGCACAAAGACGTATTGATGAGCTTGGAGATTTAAGTGAACTAGACATTGATGAATTGAGAGACTTAATTACCGAGCAAGGACACGAAGTAAATATTCTTCCTACTGAAAATAGATCTGATGTTCGTAAAAAATTAGAAGGGTTTATTAGACAAGACGCAATGCGCGACATAAAGGAAGAACAACAAGCAGAGGTGCTTGGTTCTGTTATTTACGAGCCTAAAATAAAAAGAGAGCAGAAAGAAAGATTTAATAATATGTCCCCAGATGAATTAACTAATTATCTTGATGAATCCTTTGGTTCGCCAGAAGCTTATACGGAGTGGGCATCGAATCAAGGTGTATATAGTTTTGATGCACAAAATGATCCTCTAGGAGATAGTTCTAGAATGGCTTTAGCTATGTCTGAAACTAATAGGATAATCAATAATTTCAAAAGACCTTCCAAATTAGATAAAAAAGGAATGGAAAGATATGCAAGCGACCTAGTTAATAAATTTACACGTGAGCAATTAATTGATATTGCTTTAGAAATTCCAAGTCTTGAAACTGGCCAAGAATTTGGAAGACCTTCTATGAATAAACTATCAAATCAAGCTATAGCTGAAGAAATAGCTCAAGCTCATGCAATCTGGGAACTAAGTCAAGAAAAGTTTAGAAACATAGGAGATGATCGTAGTATAGATATACCAATTGAACCTGGCGACATAGATAATCCATTAATCCAACGAACACTAAGACAAGATGGAAATGCGCGAAGTGGAATTATTAATTTGTTTTCAAGAGATAGTAAAAAACCCATTGAAATTGGATTTGAAAGAGAAGGTGGTGTTACAGTGAATGTAAGACCTAATTTAGGTGGTGTTACATACGGAAGTAGGTTAGTAGTGTCTAAAGAACAGCGAGATCCTAGAGCCCAAGAATATGTGGACCAGTATGAGCTTGCCAATCTACCCATAGTAAAAATAAATGAAAAAATAGGATATGGACATGAGGCTCAAATCGCAAGTATTGAAATGCCACTAGGCACTTTTCCTCAAATGCAAAGTGATGGAATGAGTAAAGCAATAGGAGCGCTTAATAGTTGGTTTAGGCCTTATGGCCAAACAGGGTTAGACCTAGGCCGACGTCGAAGAGAATATATTGGTAACGTAAGAGCTATAGAAAAAGAAGCTTCTAATCTTGCTTACACATATGAAAAAGCTTTAGCACAAGCTGTGAAAGAAGGAGCTATTCCAGACAAAGAAACAGCTGATCGTCTTGGAATGGCTTTTTTAAGAAAAACTGGTACGCATTTGCCTTTAGACAAGGAACAACGTAACGCTATGGAAGAGTCTCTTTTATCTCTACAAGAAGAGTTAAGACAAGAAACAAATGATGGGGCCATACGCGAAATAACGGCTGATATTAATGAACTAGAGTGGGCATTAGCGGGTAAACAAAAAACAGAAGTAGCTCTAGAGCAAATTCCAGAAACTATGCAAAAGCCTTTAATGGCTATACGTACAAGCATAGACGCACTAACCAAGCGTGTTATGACGGAATACGAATCAGATATAGTAACTGAGGAACACAAGAAAACATTAGAAGAAGGAATAAATAGATATGTAACTAGAGCCTTTGCTTTATTTGAACCTGGTTTGGGTTGGAATCCTAGATTCTCAAAAAAATGGTTAAGAAGTAAAGAAGCGCAACAAATTTATGAGCGTGCAGTAGCTTCCGTCTATGCTATTAATAAAAACAAGCCTAATTATACTAGGGGAAAAGCGAGAAGATATGTTGATGAATTATTAAAATTAGAAAAGTTTGAAAGCACTAGAGATCTTGCTAGATTACCTGGCATTCTAACAACCACAGAGGAAACACTTAAATTAGAGAGTCCTGGAAGACTTCTAGAAACACGCGCAAATATACCTAGACCACTCAGAAAATTAATGGGAGAAATCTCCGAACCCGATCAGGTGGCAATTACTTCATTATCTCGTTTAGCTAAACTTGTTGAAAAGGCTTCTTTTTACCAGGATGTTCGTGAACTTAATGAGGGTCCAGGTGAAATGTTCTTTACTCCAAAACCCGTTGGACCTTACCAATATAAAATAGAAAGTGATGAGTTTAATCCGTTAAGTGATATGTACACTACTAAAGAGATAGCGGAAGTTCTAGGAATAGAATCTAATGATCCTAACAGTGTTAAAAACACATTCTTTAATATATATGATTCGATAATTTTATTACCAAAAAGTGCAATTCAAATGGGTATGATAGTTTTGAGCCCTGCAACACAGGCTAGAAACTTTTATGGAGCTGGTATGATGTTTGTTGGAGCTGGTTATACAAGCAAAGATGGTTTACAAGACGCTGTTGAAATCGTTAAACATGATTTATTTGGAGCTATATCATATAAGAATGGTGTGTTAACTCCAGAAGGTAAGGAAGCAAAACGTCTTTACGAAAAGATGCAAAGACTTGGTATTGTAAATACAAGCGTTAATCTTAATGATGCAGCAGATCTATTTGCAAAGATTAGTGATGGAGGTAGAAACACAACCGTAGCGCAACTAAGTCACAACCTTCAAGCTATAAAAAATACTGCTCCAGGTAAAGTAGTAGATAAAACACTTGGTAGCACGATAAGAGGAGCAAAAGCTACCTATGCAGCAGCAGATGATTTTTGGAAGATAGCAGCTTTTTCTGCGGATAGAAGGCAACTTAGAAAAATGTTAGATAATCTTGTGGCAAAGGATAATCGTCAAGAACGTATTGATGAACTAACACAAGCTTTAGAAGTAAATAGAGGAGATAACTTTAGGATAAATGAGATACAACAGGAAATTGAAGCCCTAGAGCAAGACATTATAGATAATCCTAATCAAGCATCAGTTAGTGATGACATCAAACTAAAAGTCCTACAAGATTATGCAAGTAAGTTAACTACAAAGTTACT